TTGAAGGTCGTATTGATCTTTTTTAATAAAGACTGAACCAACCGCAAACCTTTGTGCCAAAATTTCTTGGATCCTATCTCTTTTAGACATTCTATTGCCAGGCTTTTCTGCAGTGTACTTAACAGTGAAGTCGTTGCGTCTTCGCATTTCAGCATTAATTGCTTGAAATACTGGCTTTGACATAGTCGTATCTTCAACGCAGAATAAATTAGGGTTATATAATTTATTATAGTCGAATATATAGTCCACAATACCTTTTCGTTCATCCCCCGGAATACCAAGAACAGACAATGAACGCCTGCGTAAATAATCAAGAACATAGCAATTATTGTCAATGTCAACACCCACAGCAAGTAAAACACTGAAGTCACTATCCCTACGAGTAGAATCTGTGGCAGGATCAACCCCAACGAATATGTTAATGGGTTTTTCATCACCTTCTTTGGTTCTAACATAGTTAATACCTGTGTCTTCATCCTTATGAAAAACTCCATCCCAATATTTAATATGGTTTCTATTGAAGATTGAATCTTCTTCATTTTGAACTTCCATCATATATTCTTGATAGAACTTCTGCGGTTGACCACTGTCCGCATAAAACTTTTTCTTTCGCTCCATTTCCTTGTGACCAAACCATGTTGGCCATAAAGGAGTCCCATCCTCTTGTAATGCCTTGTAAGTTATTACTTTCCAAGAATAGTCATCACCTTGTGCTTTAGCTTTGATATGCCCGTCAAGTATCCTTGTAGTAAACGCGTCGAAATGCACAGGCGTACCATTAATACGAAGACGGCCATCAGTTGGTTCCAGAGCAGGGAAGACCACCGCTGTAACAAGATTCGCGATTTTAGCCCTAGACTCAGACGTAACGGTATTATTTTCGTCCTCAAAATCGTCAAGGATGATGAGGTCGTATCTTTTATGCAACTTAGCCCCGCCACGTATACCTGAAAGGTTTGACTTCGAGATAAGTTTGCAGCCATTTTTAAGCTCAATATCATCTTCTGTCCATTTTCTCCCTTTTAAATCACCGAAATAATAACGTATTTTATCATTATACTCCAAATGATATTTTACATAATCTAAATTTGGAACAGATATTTTAGAAGACGCAGCCACCCATCCATAAAATAATGGATCTTGTGAAAAAACAAAATCATGTACGATATTACACTTTGTAAGAACTGTTTTGCCATGACCACGTGGTAGTATTACTCCTAACTGTCTATAATCTTTGTTCATCAATGCATCTGCTACTTCATAATGGAAAAAAGGAGTTTCACTTCGCATAAAATCTTCTGGAAGAAATAATTTACCAAAAGCTATCAAGTCGCTATGAGCAAGTCTTAAATCATCTTCCATTTTCGAAACATTATTTAAGTTTATATTAGCTATAACGGCTCTCCTCTAGTTTCTGGCACCTCGGTTACATCCTGTTCTGGCTCAAGCAGAGACATTAATCTTTTTCTTTCATCTGGATCGTGAAAGTGATACGATTCATGTGTATCAAGTTGACCGTATGTTTTGCCATGCGCTCCATGCTCTAATAGATCTAGTATATGATTTACAATAAAGCCAACTTTACCCTCTTCTCTCCACTGTGCTACGTGAGGAGCTTCTTCTTTTACAACATAATTATACCATGCTTCTTTAGATTTTTCTATATCAGTAGTATTTTCAAATACTCCGTAATCATCTGGGGTGTAAATAGTATTTCCAAAGACAAAAGGTCTATTACTTTGACCGTGCCCTTGCTTTGCTCCAGAAATATAGTCCACTAAGTCTAATGCTTTCTGTATAATAAATGGGGTGTCTTTAACTTTAATGCCTCTTTCTTCAGCCCACTTTAATTCATCTGGTGCATATTCTGCTCCAGACCATTCAGATATTGCTTTTCTTTTATTTTTATCCATTATATGAAATTCTTAGGGGGCCCAGAAGGATTATTTTTATTTACCTGTTGACGTTGACCTTTTAAATTGTCAACTGGAGGGGCGGTTTTTTCTCCTGTTTTAGCTGATTTCTCAAAAAGCTTCTTATCCTCTCCATAAATCTCTCTAAATAACTTATCCCATTTTTCAAACTCATCTGGTTGATCTTTATAATTACCATTTAAAAAAAAGAATGCTTGTATGTCATGCTCAACTTTTTCTACATCAGTTAATTGAGAGTATCTTGTAACATTAGGTTTAAATAAATCCCTTGGATCATCAGCATTAAACTCATCTATTATTAAATCTTCTAACATTCTATTGCTGGAATCAATATCTTTTTTCATGAATCCAGACTGCCTTGTATTTTGCGCATCAGTTTTATTCTGATCATCAAACCAAGCATCACTAGGTTTTCGTCCTCTTAAATTTGACATTATAACTCCTTACTCCATATCCCTATAGGGCATGATGAATGCTTAAATTTTACTTTAAATTTCATAAAACATCCACATTTTTTACACGTATTTTTTTCTGTCAAGAAGGTACACCCTTTACAGTGATCCCATCTTCTTTTCTCATCAGCAGGCTTAACCCGCCCTTTAAATATTGCCCCCAGGCCCTTAACGTCCATTATTCTCCGTCAAAAAAATCTAAAAAATTATCCTTTAATTCATTCATAGAATCCCAAATTCTGTCGTCTGAAGTATTAAAATTATACCTTTTAATAGCCCCTAAAGTTCGTGGACCTTTAAATCCGTCATCTTCACCTGGATCTAAATAGCCTAAACTAATCAATTTTCTTTGAACCTTTAGCATTGTTTCATTATCAATATCACTTAAATTTCCTCGGTTGATTAATTTATACTCATCTCTATTATATACAGTTTGTTCACCCATACCTTTGGGCATAGCCTTTGAATACCAAATGCTCCCCTCCATATAGCCTTTCTGGCCCTTACTTGTATCGCTTTTCCCATAAAGTGAATCTAATCTAGCATCCTCTGCGTGAAAATAATCACTCATTGCCTCTTTAGATAAAAATGTAGGTGTTTTGTCAGCCATTTGTAATCTCCTTTGGTCTTTTAGCTTCATCTAATTTGTTTTCAGTAAATCCTTGGAAGACGCCAGCAGTAAGCTGTGTAACTTGTGTTTTATTTTTATCTTCCATATCCATAATATCAGCCAATTTAAACAAAGCTTTTAATTTAGTATCTTCTTTAAGAGAAGTATCAACAACATCTTTTATATTTCTTAAAATATAATGTTCATCGATACCTAAAGCTTCCATAAATGGTTTTAATTCTTCTTTCATAGCTGTTTTTATCCTCGTAGTTTTAA